TTTTTTGTGCTTGCGCCGATCGAGCATCGACTGTCAAGACATTTGGGTTACGTGTGGGCATAAAAAAACGGAGCCGAAGCTCCGTAATCTTAGAATAGTACACTTTCAAGGTCTGGAGGCCAATAGTCTGGCCCTTTTAGTACCTTTCCATCTTCTCTATAAATAGGGCGACCATCTTCTCCTAGCTTACTCATATTACTTCGATGAACTTCGTCAAAACAATCATTAAGATCAATACCAAAGGAGTGGCCTGCTCCGTAGATAACATATAATAAATCAGTGAGCGCATCCGCTACCTCCACAATATCTCTAGTTTTAAGAGCTTCTTTTAGCTCCTGTAGTTCTTCCTCAATTAATTCTACACGTAAATCCTCAATATCGAAACCAGGTAGTTGAGGCTCTTCGAGAATGTCCTGACCAAAGGCTTCCATGAAGTCTCCGACTAGCTCAAAGTTTGTTATCTGCATTGCATTTCCTTGTTGGTTTGTAAGTTATTAAAGTATATTATAGAAGATTCACCTGTAAAAGTCAAGAATTATTTTTAAGATCTTCTATTTTTTCCGCAATGTCTGAGCGTGCTAATAGTTTTTTTACGTAATCTCGTACAGGCTGTTCTTTGCTCTCAGGTAAAAATTCTATTTTAGTAGGTGTGTAGCAATTATAGTAGTCTTCAAACCATATTACCTCGTCCTTATAGGCAAGGCAGTAGGTAACTAATCCATACAACTCTTCAAATACTACGGATAGGTATTGACATATATTAACTATAGGAATCCCAGGATACCCTTTTTCAAGGCCGTCCGCCATACTCATAAGAACATTAGTAGGGTCACGTAAGATTATATAATCGGCTTTCGGAGCATACAGAAAACCAGATCTATTTACTAGAAAGATTCCCTCAACTGTTTCATCAAGCATAGCTCTGAACAGATTATCGTCATACTGAGGCTGTGTATTTGGTATCTCATGTGATCTTTGCTTTAGGTTATCAATACCACTATTTGCTAGATACGCGGCTGAAATTTCCCCGTAGAATGGTATATTCCATTCAAAAGCTAGGTTGATACAAAAGCTAGTTGCTCCAGCTCTTGGAGGTGCTACTACTATCATTGACTTTGTCCCTTTGTTGTGTTGTCAATGTATAATTATACTCCGTTCGAGCTTTTATGTCAAGCGCTATTTTTCTCACGTTCGAAAAATACTTCTTGACTTTTTTAAGTATTTATTGTATAATTATCATTAAATAACAGTCACATAAAATGTGAAAGAAGGAGACTTACTTGATAACTGTAATGGAAGGGGCTATATTTATTTTTTGCTTGATAGGGTGTGGAATTACGTCTTGGCAACTCGGTAAAGCCCACGGAATTGCAGATGCAGTAGAGTACTTAATTGATGAAGGCATTGTAGAGGTAGATGATGAGTAGTTGGCATGGCGGCAAAGGAAGTGGTAGAAGAAAAGAAGACCACAGAAATTTTAGTAATAATTATGACTTAATCTTTGGGAAAAAGAAAATGGAAGTAGTGATATATTCTGCACCCCACTGTGTGCATTGTGAAACAGTGAAGAACCTTAGTAAGGCCAGTGGTTACAGTCTTACTGAGTTTGATATAGGCGACCTTACACCTAACGAGTGGAAGGAAAAGATAGGTTTTGTGCCACGAAGCGTACCACAGGTATTTTTTAATGGGGAATATATCGGCGGCTCTACCAATTTCATAGAGGCGGTTAAAAATGTCAACTCTGAGTGAAGAGTATAGGCAAGTATTAAAAGATACACATGCAGCAGCAGGAACTAAAAAGTGGGGTAATACAGGCCACTCAAAGTTTTTCCCAAACATCATTGATCTCATGCAGAGAACGAACAATACAGAAATGCTAGACTACGGCGCAGGTTGGGGCGGGGTCAAAGCAAGAGTAGCGGAAGTAAAACCAGAATGGAAAGTATACGAATTCGAGCCCGCTAGGGATGATGTATGTCACCCAGCAGAACCACGGAACTTCGTATTATGTACCGATGTATTCGAGCACGTAGAGCCTGAGTGTTTAGAAGATTTCTTTCTAGACCTTCAGAGAGTAGTAAATGATTGGGGTTATTTCACAGTGTGTATGACTCCAGCAATTAGAGTATTATCAGACGGGCGGAATGCTCACCTGATACAGAAACCTTTTATATGGTGGGCAGAGCAAGTGGGTAAGTACTTTGACATTCGTCAAGCACGACACTTGAGCCGTTATTCTCCTCACGGAGACTTTCTAGTACAGAAGAAAGCACCATTACCAGACTACCACAAAGACTGAGCGGTATCTCATAAAACTACCATTTAACTATAACCGAACACCGAAAGGGTTCATTTCATAAAAGGAGAAACTTTATGACTAGTAAATTAGCAGTGGCAGACTTCCAGAAATTTTTGCTGGGGTTTGACCGATTCGTATCTGATACAGGTGTATTTGGCTCCACATTAGATGGAGGTTATCCTCGTTTTAACATACTTCGAGTAGGTGAGCTAGGTCTTCGTATTGAACTAGCAGTACCAAGCTGGAACAAGGAAGATATTGCAATCACCCTACAAAAAGGACTCTTGACCGTTGAAGGAAAAGTGAAGGTTGCACAAAACGAGAATGAGAAATACATCTATAAAGGTCTTAGCGGTAAATGTTTTAATAGGACATTTGGCGTTAGCGAACACGTAAAGCTCGATCGTGCCTATATGGAACGCGGGTTGCTCTGCATAGATCTACATGAAGAAGTACCTCAGGAATTACAACCAAAAATAGTTGTAATCGAATAGGAGAAGCGTGTGAGCAAGCGACAAATGGCAGCAGACTATGGGGCATTAATTGTTTCATTGTTTTGTATGGCAGTTGCTTTAAGCCCATTAGTGGGCGTATAAAGCTGGAGCGGGGTCGCAAGGCCTCGCTTTTTTATTGGAGATAGTATGTCTAAGATATTGATAGGAATTATCCTCGCAATGGGAATTGCTGGAAGTCTCTACTATTATTTTACTCAAAACGAATTAAAAACGCTACGAGACTTGAACGCAGCGTATGAAGTAAAGCATCAACAACAGGAAGAAACACTACGAGTAATGGAGCAGGACTTCCAACTTCAAACATCCTCGCTACAGGAGCTACAAGTAGCAAGCCAGCAGATTCAGATTGAAATGAATCGTTACCTAGATATATTCAAACGACATAATTTATCAAAATTAGCAGCAGCAAAACCAGGTCTAATAGAGAAACGTGTGAATAAAGCCACCAAAGGAGTATTCGATGGGATTGAAAACGACAGTTCTAGTCTCGACGCTCTTGATGACGGGGTGCAGCTTTCTCCCGAAGCCGCCACAGGAAGTCAAGATAATAACGAAACCAGTGGAGAGACAGATAGCGCAGCCAGTCCTACCACGGGCAATTGATTTAAAGGAACCTTACTGGTACGTAGTATCAAATGAGAACCTAGAAGAATTTCTCGCTAACATAGAGAAAGAAAGCGGTACAATGGTATTTTTTGCCATGAGTGTACCAGATTATGAACTAATGGCATACAACATGCAAGAGATTAAACGATACGTCCGAGAGATGAAGGAAGTTATTGTTTACTACAAAAAGGTAACTACGAATGAACAAAGAAGCAGTGTACAACCAGTTGAAGATTGATGAGGGAGTCGTATATGAGACTTATCTTGATCACCTCGGCTATCCCACGTTTGGTGTGGGACACCTTGTACTTAAAGACGACCCAGAATTTGGAGCAGATGTTGGAACGCCGGTCACAGAAGAAAGAGTCCGAGAGTGCTTCGAGAAAGACCTCGAAACCGCAACCGCAGAGTGTTACACTTTATACGGCCCAGGGACGTTTAATAACTTTCCAGACGAAGTCCAGCAGATCTTGGTTAATATGATGTTCAATATGGGTCGCCCACGCCTGAGTAAGTTTAAAAACTTCAACGCAGCATTGTTGGATTGCGATTGGAAAAAAGCATCTGAAGAAATGGTAGATAGTCTATGGTATAGACAGGTCGGAGCCAGAGCCGAGCGTTTGAAAGAGCGCATGGCGAATGTTTAAGATATTTATCGGCCACGACTCCTCTCAAGCACAGAATACTTCTGTGTGCGAGAGGTCTATTCGAAAGTATAATAAAGATGTAGAGATACACCGTATTGAGCTTTCTGATATGGAGACAAAGTGGGGCTTTCGTCGAGATAACGACGGCTCCACAGAGTTCACCTATACTAGATTCTTAGTGCCAATGTTAGCAGAATATAAAGGCTACGCTTTGTTCTGTGATAGTGATTTTGTATGGTTATGTGACCCAGTAGAATTATTGGGCTATGTAAACCGTAATGATGCAGTTAGCTGCGTAAAACATAATAGTATGCCTACTCGATCCAAAGAAAAAATGGCGGGGCAGAAAAACGAAGAGTATGATAGAAAGTGGTGGTCTTCATTAATGTTATTTAATTGTGGCCATCAATTCTGTAAACGTCTCAGCGTGTCTAGTGTTTCTAGGCTTCCAGCTTCTTCTTTACATAGAATGTGGTGGGCGGGACTAGATATAGGCAGCCTACCTGTAGAGTATAATTATTTAGTTGGCTACTACGGGGACGATATAGTGCCAAAAGCATTGCACTTTACAGATGGAACACCTCTGTACACTAAATATTTAAATGAGCCATTTGCGGAGAAGTACCTTGAATATATCTGAGTTCAAAGAGTATATTAGAGATAAAAATATTCTAGTAGTAGGTAATAATCTTACTGCGGTTGAGCGGGAACAAGGCGAATTGATAGATTCGTATGATGTTGTCATACGTTTTGGAAAAGGACTTCCTACGGGCAGAGAGAAATACCTAGGCAGCAGAACTGACGTATGGGTTACAGGAATCTTCCGAAAGGATATGGCACATCTAGTACCAAAAGAAAGTATTATTTTATATAATAACAGTGTGTACTTTCCAGAGAAAGCCGCTACGCCTAGCTACGGCTTTTTATCTATGTATACCTTAAACGAAATAAATGAAATAAATAGTATATATAACCAGAGCAAATCTAAAAGGCTATCTTCTGGGGCTATTACTGCTCATTGGTTATACAACGAGATTAATACCTTTAAAAGTATTACCTTTATAAACTTTGATTTCTTTCAGCAGACTACACTTTACTACGATAAAAAACAAGATACGAAGAACGCTGCCAGTAGTTGGCACTTACCAATAGCAGTGAAGAAGTATATGGACTTAGAAAGACCAGAAGTACACCCTGCACACAACCCAGCAGCTGAAAAAGAAGTATTCCAAGACATACTACACGACAAAAGAGCGCATTTTATAGGGGAGAGTATTGACACAGCTCGTATTATCGAAGCAGACAATCTCGCTTGGGATTCCATAAGAGTTAAACTATAAATAGTTCTTGACATAATATTCGATTATAGGTATAATGTACACATGAAAACAATGACTCCACTAGAAATTTACGATTACAAACGCACTTGGTTACCTGGTGTGGAAATAGTCATGCACTCAGATGTACACGATAGAGTGCGAGACTGGGCGAAAGCGAATCTAGCAAAAGCTCAGTGGGACATAGTAAAGTGGACAAACGTATATGAACATACTATACGTCTTGAAAATGAGAATGATGCAACTAACCTATTAGCGGAGCTTGACCTTGAACCTTTTTTATCTAGACAATGATTTAGACTTATCCGCAGAGTACCACGTTGACAAACACGTATCAAAAATGATTCTAGAAGCAGCTCAGATTATTTGTACTAATCTGACTGTAGACCACCTTTTTGGCTATCTTCCTGACAAGTTGAATTCTGAGCAAAATAAAATACTATCTGACTTTAGAAAAGAGCAGAAAGAACTTGCTCAGGAAGATCGCCTCTTTAAATACCTTCCTACCATGCAGAATCACCCCAGCACTATCTGGTGTCGTACATCGCTAGAGAATTTTTACTGGACTCACTGCTATGCTCATGCACTAGCAGAAGAATACAGATACCGCTATGGCAAGGATCACAAATCGTTCTGGGATATTATTAACAAGATGCCAGAACCTAAACACATGAAAGATATTGGCTTCACCACATTCGGTCTAGCTATGCCTGACGAGCTAAAAGATTATGACAATCCTATACAGTCTTATCGCAATTACTATCATCTCGACAAAGCTACGTTCGCTTCGTGGAAGTATAGAGGCAAGCCGAGCTGGTGGTCGGAAGACTTCGCAGACTACAACGAAAGGATCACAAGAAAATGAGTAAAGTAAGTTTAGTAGGTATGACGAAGCCTAGCAACAGTACTGGATGCCGAACGGCAGAAGAGTTGGTTGCTTATGCTGCGCGAGTTAGTAATCCAGAAAATCAAAACAACACAGAAACCGCAGCGGGGTTGCTACGCTATCTGATGAAGAATGCTCACTGGTCACCCTTTGAGATGGTTCACATCACCCTAGAGATAGTAACAACACGAGATATTTCTCGACAGATTCTACGCCATCGCTCATTCTCTTTTCAAGAGTTTAGCCAGCGGTATGCAGTAAGTGAAAGTTTTGTACCACGGGATGCACGGTTGCAGGATTTAAAGAATCGTCAGAACTCGGTTGAGATTGATAGAACAAGTGGAGAGCAGCGAGAGTTAGCGGAAACCTGGAACATGAAGCAGGCTCGCGTTATCAATGAAGCAAAGAAAGCTTATGAGTGGGCATTAGAGAATGGTATCGCAAAAGAACAAGCAAGAGCTGTCTTACCAGAAGGTAACACAGAAACTACATTATATATGGCGGGAAGCCTGCGAAGTTGGATACATTATTGCGAGCTTCGGTGCGCTAATGGGACTCAGCTAGAGCACAGAAAAGTTGCAGAGCAGTGCTGGGATGTAATCGCAGGACATTTCCCTTCTATTGCTGACCTTATCGCAAATAACTCTTGACTTCATTAGTGTATAGTTGTATAATATCTATATTGAAAGAGAGGTATAGTAATGGAAGGTAAAAAATATGATGGAGAGAAGCCAAAGATGTACCTGCTTCCTCCGAAAGCGTTATTAGAAGTAAGTAAAGTGCTCACATTCGGTGCAGCCAAGTATGATGAACATAACTGGAAAAAACTTGACAACCTTCAGAACCGCTACAGCGGCGCAGCATTGCGTCATATCTTCTCCCACATAGATGGAGAGGAATACGATGATGAAACTGGACTAGATCACCTAGCCCATGCAATCTGTTGTTTAATGTTCAAACTAGAGGCGAAGCTAGATGGCAATAAAAAGAGTCAAGAAGAAGGATCACGAGAATTTAACTGCAAAGAATATCCAGAAGGTAATAGGGTTGCTGGAGCCACAAGATTCTTCTGCGAAACCGATAACTAAGAAAGAAGCCTGTGATATACTCAATATTGCGTATAATACCACTAGGCTGAAAGCGATTATAGAGGATTATGAGCAAACAAAAGCGTATACAAAAAAGCGTAAGATGGCTTTACGTGGTCGGCCTGCTAGTGATGCAGAAATCGCTGAGGCGTGCGAGAGCTTCCTCCAAGGCGATAATATCACAGATATATCAAAACGCCTTTTTCGCTCCTCAGGATTCGTGCGAGCAATTCTTGAAAGAGTTGGAGTCCCGCAAAGACCCGCATCTGTCGAAGAACGAGCAGGAGCATACTACTTCCCAGATGAATGCGTTGCTGAAGATTTCGCAGAGGGAGAAGTAGCATGGTCTGGCACATATCATGGGGCTGTTACAGTTCAGAAACGCTTGACTAAAGAGTACCAAGACGGTAAGCCTGGACTAACGACTGTAGACTATGAGGCTAAGTATGGCTGCCCTTGTTACCAGATATATGTTATACAAAAAGTAGACAGCGAAGATACGTTCTTTTCTAATGTAACCGCTGGAGGTTTTAACGCCTATGCCCCAGCGTATGAACTAGGAAAACTTGAGCATTTAAAGAAGTACGGAGTTAAACTAGAGAAAATATGATTAGTGATGAGTATAAAAAAGCGTTGCGGGGTTTACATGAATCCGTACCCCAATGGGGTAACGGCCCAAGAGGTCATATACTTCGTATCTGCAAATGGATATATGAAGAAAGAGTAGAGGACTTACTAGACTATGGTTGTGGAAAAGGTAAAAATATGCCTCTCATGCTGCCAGTACGTGTAACAAACTATGATCCAGGTGTTCCAGAGTGGGAAGCAGACCCACGAGTCTGTATGCACTTAATGTGTCTGGATGTACTAGAGCATATCGAACCTGAGTATATAGAGGAAGTACTCGCTCATATTGCAAGTAAGTTTAAGAAAAGTGCTATGCTCAGTGTTTCTATGACAGAGGCAAAAGACACCCTACCAGATGGTAGAAATGCTCATCTACTTCTAAGACCCGTCTCATGGTGGTTAGAGATGCTAGATAAGTTCTTTACATTAAAACAAGTTGAGTTTCAGACCAATAACATTGTAGTTTTTGTAACTCCTAAGCAAAAATAATTCTTGACAAATTTTGATCATCTCTGTATAATATACACTTCAAAGATGAGGAAAACAATGGGCGACCGTTTTTATCAACAGCAGTTAGCAGCTACAGGCAATTGTCCTGGGGCTACCAAATCACAAACAAAGAGGAAACGCAAGATGGCGTGGACAGACGAAAAGAAAGCAGCCGTAGTAGAAGCCTACGAACAAGCCAACCCAACTCCAGAGAACAGCATGGAGATTGTCAAAGAAATCGCAGATGAGCATGACGAGTCTCCTAACGGAGTTCGTATGATTCTGACCAAAGCCGGTGTATACGTTAAAAAGACCCCAGCAGCTTCAGGTGAAAAGAAAGCAGCAGCGGGTGGCACACGTGTCTCCAAAGTCGCAGCTAAAGAAGCTCTTATCGCAGCATTGTCTGACGCTGGTCAAGAAGTTGACGAAGAAATCGTTAGCAAGTTGACTGGTAAAGCAGCGCAGTACTTCGCAGCAGTTATCGCAGCAGTAACTAAATAAGATGAGCTTAGTCTTCACAGACTAACTACCTTAGTCCAGGAGGGATGCGCTGCCTGGGACATCAAAAAAACGGCGCACTCTCACAAGCCCTAAAAGTCAGTACGACAGAAGATTCTGCCAACCTGCTTTAAAGGAGCAACTGTGAGAAAACAAGAGCTGATACAGCTTGTTGTTGAATACGGCGATGCTATTATCACTTATCGTAGTGAGAATAGTAAAAAACTAAAGTACAATGTATGCACTTTGGATTTTACAACCCCTTACATACAACAAAAAACGAATCGGGCGAAAGAAACCGATGCTACACTCCTTATGTTTTGTTGGGATACGGACTCTTATCGTCTCCTGAAACCAGACCACGTAACAAGTGTAGTACCTTTATCTTCTATTTTGAAGAATGAAGGCAAACGCTAATGGAACTTTACGAAGCTCCAGATGCGTATGAGCGTGTCATTCATTATGATACGGTCAAAGAAGTACAGGTCAGACTCACTGTAAATATCTTTCGTGGCGTAGAATATCTAGGTCTACGAAAGTTTTATCTTGACTTTGATGAAGAGTGGAAGCCTTCTCCTGAAGGTATTTCTATAGCTCTTGACTTGAGTAATTCTAAGGAACTATTTATCGGACTGTGTGAGATTCTATCTCTAGCAGAAGCCGATGAAATAGTTAAAGAAATTTTTCCCCTTAAAGAAAAATAATCCTTGACTTGAATTGCTGAAGCCTGTATAATATACATTCGTTCAGTGAGGAAAGCAATGAAAGACTTTTTAGATACAGCAGCTAAAGCATACTACGAAGGTGAGTCTATACTTACCGATGACGAGTTTGATACCTTAGCCTCTAAGTACGATTATAAATCTGTAGGACATACTATCACTGATGGTATACCTCACCTATTTAGAATGTACTCTCTACAAAAGTATTTTGATTTGCAAGATGCTCCAGACTTGTCTGGTTATGTATCTACACCCAAACTGGATGGCGCTGCTGTAGCTATTGTCTATGTAAATGGTCAATTAGTACAAGCACTAACCCGTGGTGATGGTACTGTGGGACGGGACATAACAGAGAAACTTAAACTCTTAGTACCTACGGAGATACCCTATCAGGGCATTATCCAAGTTACTGGAGAAATTGTCTGCCCTTCTCACATTACTAATGCTAGAAACCTTGCATCAGGGTCGCTAAACTTGAAAGATATGGAGGAGTTTCGTACTCGCCCACTTACTTTCGTAGCTTACGGTCTGCAAGGCTCTAGTATCTTTACTTGGACTGGTTCTATGAAATACTTGGAAGCCCACGGCTTTCATACTGTGCATAGTTTCGATTCAAGTAACTACCCTACTGATGGTACTGTCTATCGCATAGATGATAGCCTGACGTTTGATAGCATGGGTTATACTGCTCACCACCCTCGCGGGGCTTTTGCTCTAAAAGAGCAGAAGGAAGGAGTAGTAACTAAATTACTCGATGTTGTGTGGCAAGTCGGCAAGTCTGGTGTTGTCAGCCCTGTAGCTATTCTCGATCCTGTATTGGTTGGAGACGCTACTGTAAGCAAAGCAACGCTACACAACATAGAGTATATTCGTGGACTAAACTTAGAGATTGGATGTATGGTTGAAATTATTAGGTCGGGTGAGATTATACCTCGTATAATAAAAAGAGCTGAAGTTTGTTAGGTAGCTTTCAAAAAATAGTTCTTGACATTTTACCAAAAGTTTCATATAATATACATTCAGATTTACGGAGAGTTCCACATGATTACCATAGAAGCCCCAACGCATTGCCCTAGTTGTGCATCGGTTCTTACGTGGAAAAATCATCTTCTGTACTGTGTAAACACATTCTGTGGTTCGCAGTCTCAGAAAAAACTAGAACACTTTGCGAAAACCGTTAAGATCAAAGGTCTCGGGCCTAGCAGCATTGCTAAGTTAGATATTGATGACATATCGGAACTCTACTCTTTATCTAAAGAGCAGATAGCAAAGTGTCTCTCTTCTGAAAAGATTGCAGAGAAACTTTACTCCGAGATACAGAATTCAACTTCTATATCTCTGGAGTTATTGTTGCCTGCATTTGGCATTCCGTTGATCGGATCGACCGCAGCAAAGAAGTTATCTACAGCAATCACTAATATAACTGAAATTAGTAGAGAGACTTGTGCAGAGGCAGGCCTAGGGCCGAAGGCAACGGATAGCTTGATAGAGTGGCTTCATAATGACTTTTATGGTTATTATGATAGCCTTCCATTCAGCTTTAAATTTAAAGAAACAAAGAGTACGAATACAACGACAACTACGCGTGGCATAGTATGTATTACAGGAAAACTAAAGAGTTTTCGTAGTAAAGCAGAAGCTACAGCTCACCTTGAGCACTACGGTTATCGAGTAAAATCGACTCTTACTAAAGACTGTACTCATCTTATAAATGAGTCAGGAATTGAATCAACCAAAACCCAAAACGCTCGTGCTAAGGGAGTCATCGTGACTACCATCAACGAGCTAACTAACTCTGGAGAGTATATCTAATGGCTACACCTAAATGGACTGAAGAGCGCACAGCTCAACTGACTGATTTTGTCGGCGGCGAAAGCCCCGTTTCTCAAGCTACTGTTGCAGATGCAGCAGGTCAACTTGAAACCTCTACTCGTTCTATCTCAAGCAAATTGCGTAAGATGGGCTACGATGTAGAATTAGCCTCTGCTGGCGCTGGTAAGTCTTTTACCGATGCTCAAGAAGCTACCCTGGCTGCTTTTGTAGCCGATAACAGCGGCTCTTACACTTATGCTGAGATCGCCGGCCTGTTTGAAGATGGCGCTTATAGCTCTAAGTCAATCCAAGGCAAGATTTTGTCTATGGAACTGACTGCACACGTCAAGCCTGCCCCTAAGGTAGAAGCTGTACGTACTTATAGCGAAGCTGAAGAAGCTACGTTCATCGGTATGGTACAAGACGGTGCCTTCGTAGAAGCTATCGCCGAAGCTCTTGACCGCACTGTAAACTCTGTTCGTGGTAAGGCTCTTAGCCTCCTTCGTTCAGGTTCTATTGATGCGATCCCACGTCAAGAACACACCAAGGGTACTGACAAGGCTGATCCTTTGGCAGACCTAGACGTTGCAAGCATGACTGTTGAAGCTATCGCTGAAGCAATCGGTAAAACTGCACGTGGTGTTAAAACTATGCTGACTCGCCGTGGCGTTTCTGCTGCTGACTACGATGGCGCTGCTAAAGCCGCTAAAGCTGCTCAGTAATCGTTGTTAAGTTTTGCCGACACATATTACTAGTAGTGTGTGTCGGCTTTTTATTGTTCGGGGGAACTTTTGAATCTAGCAAGTGCGCTAATACGACAAGTTATCAATACACAGGACTTCGAGACTTGGAGCTACCTGCGTAAAGAATACTTGCCCGTAGAATATCATGTGCTTTATAAGCTCATTGATAAGCATTGCGAGAATTTTCATTCGCTTCCTTCGTTCGATAACCTCAAGCTAGGCATTCGAGATCGTCAGACACAAGAAAAGGTGTTTGCAATCGAAAGTGTAGATGTTGACATTGACGCTGACATTCTACTAGAGTATCTTAAAAATGAGTATACTCAGAAAGAGATACTTAACTCGCTTGAGACTTATATTGATGAGTCTGTTCTGTTCGCAGATGCAGACGAATCAGTAGGTGCTCTCCATCAGATCGTCCTTGACATTGAAGATAAGGTCGATCTAACGGAACCTTCCGAGAAT